ATGCGCAGTTACTCTTCAAGAGAAATCCTACAAATCTTGCAAGCAAACGGCTGGTATAAGGTGCATACTGTTGGGGACCACTTTCAGTTCAAACATCCCACTATAAAAGGCAAAGTCACGATTACGCATCCGGTTAAAGATGTGGCCCTCCATATTCTTAAGGACATTGAAAAAAAGACAGGACTAAAGCTTTAGTCCGTTCTTTTAGCTTTTTCATAAAACTCAAATGCGAAAGGGTGAGCAAAATGAAAAAGAGCTACAGCTATCCAGCCGTACTCAGCTTTACAGACCAGTGTATTGAAATATGGTTCCCCGATCTGGAGGAAGCTTTGTCTCAAGCCGATAACATTGAACAAGCAATAAGACGGGCAAACGAAGTCTTAAAGCTAACAATTGAAAGCCGATTAGAAGATAAGGAAGACATTCCACCGGCAACACCGTTAATCCGAATCGCTTTGCAAGAGAATCAGCGCACTATTATAGCTACGGCGGTCTTGAACGAAAAGATCACTTATGTAAAGAAAACCCTTACTATACCTGATGATTTGAACGAAGCTGCTGAAATGGCGGGGATTAACTTTTCCCAGGTGCTTCAACGAGCACTTCGGGAAGAGCTTCAAAGATGACTTCGTGGCAGGTAACCATAACAAGAAATAGACCGCTCCCGTTAGCGCAGAGCGGTCTATTTCTCTGACCAGCATAATCTTAAATCATACTTCCGCTGGATGAGGTAGCTCCGGGATCTGGCGCCGGATCGGGATAGCTGTTTTCCGTTTTGGATGATAGTGGATTAAAGCTGCTTAACTCGATTTCTTGGCACGAACATTTCCCGCGCGTCTTGCTTTTTCCACATGACCTAATGAAATAGCAGTCCATCCAACTACTCATTCAGCATTGCCTCCACCTCTGCCCGGTGCTTTTCGGGCACATCCTCGAGCGTCTTCAACCCTTTGCGGATTAGGTCTGCGTATACCTTAGCCATTGCTCACACCTCCGTCTATCAGGGTCAGTACTTGTTCGTAAACGTCTACCAAGGCCAGCTGCAAGCTGGTTATCTCCTCTTTGTCTGCCAGGTCGGACTCATATGACTCTACCAGGGCAAGTTGTATGTCGGTCAGCTGCTGCTCCAAGCGTTGACTAAGAGGAACTTGGTAGATAGGTGGTTCCTTCGGCTTGGTTGGATCAGGATAGTTGAACACCAGCACAGGAACATCCCCACTTACATCTACTCTAAACCCGTTGCACGCCATGAAATCCTCAGCATATTCTCCGTACTCCAGTTGTAGCATACCAACTGTTTCCGGGACACGAGCGATCAGTGCAGCGTAAATCCGATAGTCTTGCTCGACGGTTGTCTCAATAACACTCCCGCTGCGTTCGCCAGTATCTTGAATGATACATCCACTTTCCAATTCATAGTAAATTCTACGTCCTATTCGCATTTCTCTCCTCCTATTATTGAATTGCAATCCATTCTATAGTAGAGTCATACATTCCTGTTTCTCCCATGCCGAAACTATTAGCAACAATTGTTATGTGGTATGCGTTTGAAGAGCTTAGATTTTGAGGACTATATACACTGGTTCCCGGCATGTATATGGTAAATCCGTAATTAACAAACCTGAACCAAATTCTACCTGTAGAAGGCATTAAAACAATTACATAGTTTGGAGTGAATGACAATCCTGTTACATGTATGCGCGAATTCGCTGCTACAGTACCTCTAGCTCCTACAAAACCTGTTTGTATCTGCCCTATCTTGCTTGCCAATGTCGCAAATGTTTCTGCCGGACTTGCAGATACACCTTTTGCAGTCACCGCATTGGCAACGGCTGTCTTCCCGTCATTGGCATACTGAAAAAGCGTGTTGTAATCGGTTTGGTTTAATAGTTTTGTCCATCCCTCCCAGGACCCATTCATACATCTTCTTTCGTAGGTCAATATTTCACCGTCTGTAATAGCTGTGGCTCGCTGTAGTAGGTATGATACATTAAGGTTATAATGTCGGAAAACCTCCAAAAACCACCATTGCTGCCAAGAGGTTGGGGAATTAACAGTAGATTGAACGTCATAAAACCCTGTTAGGACGATGCTGTTAAAATCAGTACCGTATGGCCTGTTAATGACCTCACCGCTATGTCCCGTGACAATATGATTTTGAAATTGCGACGCTTGTTTCCCGTCCAATAGGTCTGCATCCAACCCGCTGCCAGCTCCATGATTACCAGCATTCCATACTTTGTATGCAATACTACCAGCACTCCAGCCACCCACTTTAAGCTGATTATCTGCGTCTAGGCCAAAGTAACAGGCGTAAGATCCAGGTCGGTGAAAAGCCATGAAAGCTCCATGACCAGTTCCTCCACCACTAACTTCCAGATTGGCGGCACCGTCTGGAGCTGTAGCCATAGGAGTCATGGTTGCTGCAGTTACCAATCTTCCAGTCATAACCTCACTACCATCTTTCGGTAGAGGTACTTTCCCTCTTACCGTGTCGGCATCCAACCCACTACCAGCGCCGTCGTTAGTGCTATCCCACATTTTTCTCCAAGGTTCCCATACATTCCAATGCTTAGCCTTTATCCAGCATTCTCCTACCTGGTTGTACATTACAATGATTCTATAGTTATTTGTATCACCAGAACCATATCCATTTAGTTCCGTCCCAAGAACGTCTATAGTAAAATGCTCCCAACCTGCATTATATGGATAATTCTGGGCCGTAGAGATTGAACCATCAACGTAGTAGTGACCAACGGATAATGTGTGAAGGTTCAGATCGGTTGATATTTGCTGTCCATTTCGGCCTTTCAAGTCAGAGACATGAACACCGTCCACTGTATCTGCATCCAGCCCGCTGCCTTCACCATCATTTGCTGCAGTCCAAAACTTACCTTGACCCAACGATGTGCTGGAATACAATTCACCTGTTGTAGGACTAGTGGTAAGATCGGCATACTTTACTTCCCCCGTAGGATCGACGTAGTGCATGCGTACCGGCATAGACCAAGAATTAGATACGGAGGCTTGTGGTGCTAATGTGATTGGCCCTGTCATGACCTCCGAGCCATCCTTCGGCAGCGAACGATCCTGAACCTCCTTCACCGCCTTCGGCGTAGCTGCCTGATCCTCCGCGGTGCTGTCGATGGCGCTGGAGAGCTGTACCTTGCCTTTGGAGGTGAGCGTAGCGTCCGGTATGTCAAACTCGGCAATCTCGGCGTGAGCATCTGCTATGCCCTGTTCAATCCGGTTCAAATCCTGTTCGGTCGGCGTATCATCATACTGCCAATCCGTCTTTGCATCATAAGCCATCCTATAAGCCCTCCTTCACTTGGATCGATTGCAGCAAGATCGTGTCTGACGCAATCGGTACATATACGTCATTGCTGCTAATGACATTGTCCGCACTATCTTTAAGTTCAATCTTCGTCACCAGAGAAACATCCGCCACCGGCACCATATACTGCATGGCTACCGCGGCCCCCGACACTTCCTTCACCGTGAAGTCCGTGATGGTATAGGTATCATTCAGCACTACCTTGGCAATCCGCCCATCCGTATAAGTCGCTACATCCGTAAGAAATGCTGTTGCTATCATGCAATTATCACCTCCGGACCCACATCGGCTAATGGGGTTACGCCCAGACGCCACGTCGTAGACAAGCGTGTATTACGGTTTAAGGTTCGGCTGCTGATCCGCTCCTCCAGCTCCAGCTTATCGGCCAACGCCGTTTGCTGCTGATACACTAGGTTGGCTGGCTTGATCGTTTCCAGCGTATGATGCACTTCATGGAATAAAGAAGCGTTGTCGATAGTGGCTGTCACGGTCAAGATAGAAAGCGGTACGTCCGCACTGGCAATGGTCAGCCCAGACCCAACCAGATAGTCCAGCCGCTGCTGCAGATAACGGATGGTAAAAGGAGGCTTGGTGGAATACCGGTTAATCAGCCGCCGCCGCCGAAACTCCATGGTCTCCGTACTGGGCTCCGCCCGTATGCCAATCTGGAGCTCCCGGCGCCGAATGGACTGCTCGTCGGCCGTCTCAACAAATTGATTGTTCAGCAGCCGGTCAGCGCTCTCCACTGCCGCCGCTAGTTCCAATCCCTCAGTTTCCGCCAGCTCCACAAAGTCCCTGATCCCCCGGTAGAAATCCGGAAGATACTCCAATAAATCAGCCATTCAGCGTCACCGTCCCCATGGCCGGGATCTGCTCGCTGGTCAGCGTCACATTGGATGCCCCCCCATTAAGCTGCGTTCCCGATATGTCCGCCACCCCCGAAACGCCAAGGATACGCGCTTCAATCTGGCTGACCCGGATCACAATAGGGGCCTCCTCAGCAGCCCAGGACTGCCGCAAGGATAACAAATAAGCCCCTACTGCCTCCTCAATTTCAGGCTGCAATTGACCAACTGTCACGCCTGCCGCAAGCTGCAGCGTAGTCTCCATATTGATCACAGTGGAGGCCACACCCACAATCGTCACCTGATGCCCGATGGGAGCCAGCCCCAGGCCTTCGCCGGAGTTAACAGTCGGATCAATCCTAGTCTGAACCTCCTCCACCAGCAGCATGGAGGGAGGGTTGTAATCGGAGCCGATGATCGTCGCTTTTACCGTTCCGCCGCCCTGCCAAGCCGGGAACACCTTCACCCCGCCGACTCCGTCGATCGCGCCGATCTTCTGCTTGTAGTCGGACACGTTTCCCCCGAAAGGCTGCTCAGACAACGCGGTAAAATACCTCGCACGCAGTACACCATCCGTTTCCACATCCTCGCCTGGCACCAGAACATCCGTAAGCTGGGCGACAGTCAACCCCTGAATGTAATCAATGGGCAACAAGGGGCCAAAGTAAGAATTGCCGACAGTTCCCGCAGTTTCACACTCCAGAACAAACATTCCCGTCATTAGTTTTTCCACAGAGATATAGGTCAGACCTCCGCCGGAAAATCTGCTGCCAATGGGCACATCCATCAACACACTGCCTGACGCATAAAACGCTCCCTTGCGCCGGGCCTTGGTAGCGGGCTCACGCGCAATGCCAAACTCTCTCGTACGCCGCTCCAGCCTTTCACCCGTTGCCGTGTCGGCGTAGGAGAGATTGAGGTTCAGATCCAGTTCCCCATACAACTGGGCCAGTTCGGCTGCAGCCGGCGCCAATGCATCATAGATCACACTGCCCTCGCGCTTGTCAATGTCCGCCGATACCCGGGACAACATACGCTGCAGGATAAGCTCATAAGTCAACCCTTCATACATGGATACTCACCTCCTGTTCAAAACGATCTGTCGAAGTCACCACCGTAAACCGCACCAACATGGTATCTCCCTTGCTCTCAAAGCTAAAATCCCGTACCTCTTGAACCCGACTGTCCTGCAGCAATGCCTCCGAGATCCGCCTGCGCAGCTCCGAGCGAACAAAGGAGGGGCTTCTGCCGATGAGATTTCTTCCTTCAAACCCATAGTCAAAGCTGTAGGCCAAATAAACATAACGCTCCGTCTGCAAAATCTTATAGACCGCCTGCAAAACAGCCTCCCTGTCATCGATCATGCCGGATATACGGCCTTGGTCAAAATCCAGACGCCACGTTCGGGAGGGCTGCTCTATCGTTGCCGCAGCTGGATTAGCAGCTAATTGTCCACCGGTTGGTATCATAGCGCCGCCACCTTATCCACAATCAAATATTGCTGCCCGCCCTGAACCCGGAGCAAAATCACCTTGTTGCCTGCCTCCAGTCCCGGTCGTATCACAACCGGCTCGGACAGAGCGTCCCCAGTAGCTCCCCCGGAACTGCTGTGCGTGTGGCTCAGATCAAGCTCCAGCCGGGTCAGCGTCTCCGGAACAATTAAAAAATCCGCGTCGATGGTAAAACGCTGGTCCACGTTTACCTCAAGCGGATTGATTCCCACCACCTCACCAAACAACAGAGCTACCGGTCGGGTGGCATCTATGCCGGTCAGTGCAGCCTGTCGTATCGCATTCAGCATCATATCACCTTCAGATTCAGAGTCATGGTATGGTCATCCCCATTAAAACTGTGCTTCGCTTCATCCACCAGCATCGGCTGGTTAATCCCCAACGACTGAATCACAACCGGCACATACACCCCCGCGCGGATCCGGATGTCTCCAATGGCGTCCAATTGAAGAGAACGGCTCTCCCGGTTTTTGAGCTGGGCCAACTGAGCCAGCATCTCATTGATCTGGGCCGCATTCTTCTTCTCATCCACGCTCTGGTACAACTGCAGCAATCCCCATCTGGCAATATTGGCGCTGTCCTCCACCCCGTATTCTTCCCGTCTGCCCGTATCCTTGTTGTCCTGGTACAGCTTGATCCGGTTGTACGTATCGGAATCAATATCCACCCCGTAGCTGTAACCGGTCAGCAGGCTGCCATCGCCGATATAAAAATCCATCAGAAAATCATCCACCAGCCGAAGGGAGAGCTCACCGAAGTCGTCAAAAAAGACATAATGGCGCTGCGTATTGATCAATGTTAAAGTGACCGACTTCTCAATAATGTCCAACAAGGTTTGCCCATCTTCAGACATAGCCGGAATCGCATAGCTCGGATTATCCAATCGGCCGGTTGTCAATTGAAAGTCCGTGGCGAGCTGCTTGATGATTTCTGCAGCCGTTTTTCCTTTGAACTCATAAGTCGCTTTGGACAGAAGGTACCGCACCTGGTCATAGGCTTTGACAGAAACCTCTCCGTCCTGGTTATTTTGGATAGAGAATACGTAACCGTAGAACATATTCACTCCATCCTTGCGAACCCGGACAATATCACCATTATGGATGGAAAAAGCCGAATCCTGATAGATCGCATTCAGGATGATGCTAAAATCAATGCTGGCCGGGCGTCCCGTCCGGGTGGTAGACCAGGACAGCCCCGAAGTAATGGAGGATATGTCCCACATACTGCCGCTTTTATTATCCAGAATGATTTCCAGCACGGGCCCTTCCTCCTCCCAGCTTGGGAAGCTTCAGCACCATTCCCACAGGCAAATTCTTCGCTTGTTCATCGGTCAGACCGTTCATTGCCTTAATGGTGTCCTTCCAGCCTGTTGTACCGAATATGGTCTTGCTTATGGTCCACAAGGTATCTCCTGGGATAACCGTGTAAGCAAGTGGAAAAATCCGTTCGTCCGCCCGTTTGGGAGGGTCCTGCATAACGGCTCCATCTGTCACCCAAGCCCGCACAGCAGCGTAGAAGCGGTATTCCTTCAGCCCCAGGCTAAACTGAATATCCCCTCCCTCGCCCCCAACCTCGGCCCATTCGAAGGATTCAATACTGACAGGCAGATTGATTTCCACAGGTACACCCGAATATACGAATCGGACGGGATGCTTGGTTTGCCTCCATTTTTCGATCAGATCCACATAATATTGGGGCTCATACATAACTTTGGCCGTCATGAAGGGATATACCTGAGACGGAAAGATGCTCTCGATAGAAAGTTCAGCCAATCCCGGAGACTTAATTACATTGATTTTTCCTAAGCCGTATACCTCGTATTCGGCTCCGTCCCCTTTGCCGCTTACTTCGATCTTCCCCGGCAGAATAGGGAAATCAAAGCCTTCCTCCTGGTTATTGTAGGTAAGCGTCATGCTGTACGCATCCATTACCGATACACCCCCTGCGCACTGCTGGCGATCTGCTCGGTCAGCATCGTCTCAATCCTGGCCACGATCGTATTAATATCCGATTCCTGTCCTACCGGACCGGTAGTCACCTGCACCGATGGAGTCAGGCTGACGAAGTTCTGGATGTTCTTCATCTCAGCCAATTCCCGCATGGTCTTCAGATCCTCGCTGCTAATGTCCACGGTGTCATTGATCTTGCCGACCTCGCCGACTTTTTCAACATTCGGTATTTTTCCGCCGTAGGTGGAATTGAGACCATCGAACGCGCTGCCCATGGAGTCTAGGAAACCAGGCCCTTTGGAATAACCCGAACGGAAAGCAGCCACGGTATCTTTGAATTCCATCTTAGAATTAGAGAAATCATGAACGTCTTTGTCAGTCGTTGGCTTTAATGATTCAACCCAATCGTTACTTATTTCGGGAATAAGGGGAATCGGTTTCCCTGAAACTTTATTAATCATCCCAATGATCTTGTTTAATCCTGTGACAATTCCATTAATCAGATTGCCAAAAAATTCAGCAATATTTTTGACCAGATCATAAAACAACTTCTTTACTGCGTAAACAGGGTCCTTAAATAAATTGGCAAAGAACTCACCTATAGACACCAAGATATTCCAAAATGCGGCAACCAGGTTGCTCAGAGTGGCAAACAGACTGAAAAATAGGCCTATTACAACCCCCACAATCTGATCGGTAGTAACCCCCATTTTGCCAAGCATAAAAACAAGCATACCGACTGCTGCCATGACAAGAAGAATAGGCCAGTTAGCTAACAACCATGCGCCTGCCTGGGCTAGTATTGGAGCAACCATTGACCACAACGCGGCAACTAATCCCACTCCGAGTGCGGTTGTTATTTCAGGAAGATATGCCGATACCAGATCAAAGAACCTAAAGAAGGCATTTACAAGCCACGATGCCAAGGAAACAACAAGATATAGCCCCGTACTCAATGCAATAAAAAAAGACTTTAGCTTCCCGGACTCAAATGCTTCATTAATCGTAGTGATCATAGGTCCAAAAGCTTTCAAGGCCATCTGGCCTGCCAGGCCCAGATTGAATTTAAACAGATTAATCGCCTTCTGCCATTGGGCTGAGGGAGATTCCATCATTTTTTCAAATGCTTGTTCCGTCATGTTCTGCTTATTGAGCAGTTTATCCATGCCTTTTATAAAACCGTCCACGTTCCCGGCTTTGGCTGCCTTTAAAACACCGCTACTTTCTATACTCTTGCTCCCGATATGAAATTTTTCCGAAATAGACGAGGCATCCCCCGAAAGCAGTTCATTCATGGAGAGTGAAGCTCCCTGCAAGCCTTCTTCCGGACCAAGCTTCGATAGCCGCATGGCAAGCTTGTTCATCTGCGTTAATTTAGCGGGATCCATCGTATACGTCATAAAAGATGAAGCACTGGATTCAGCTTCACCGACATTTTGACCATATTGCAATGCTTGCTTAGCCACCTGATCGTAGATGGCATTGCCCAGTTGAGCGTTGCCGGTACGTACGGAGAAATTCTCCCTCGTCTGCTGCTGTTCCATCGCTCCTCCAACAGTCGATGAGAACAATTTTTTTCCATTTTCAAAATTTAGGAGATTCCCTACAGATTTTTTCAGCGAGTTTCCAAATTCCCCAGCCATACTATTAATTTTTTGCTTGATTGCCTTTATCTTCCCGAATAATTGACTGATTGCGGAACTTACATTAACCCGCAAGTTTATTTTGGCCTGCATCAGACGGTGAAACCTAATTACTGCCGAAATAGCGGTATTAATCTGATTAATTACCGGCTGCACTTGGTTAGCAATTTGAGTGAACATTTTTACAGCGGAAGAAAACGTAATCATTTATTTCCTCCTTTCATAGACCAAGAAGCCGCCCGAAGGCGACTCATGTGAGATGATATAAAATTACTTCTTTTTCATCCGCGCAGCTTCTTTTCTTTCCTGCTTCACGCGAATCTCGATCATGGCATATATCGCGGCGCGCTCCCGCCGCGACATTGCCATCAGCTCATGGGGCAAAATTCTTAATTTATGGAGGGCGTAGTATGCGTAATTCGCATCACCATCACCCTCCTCAATCAGTTTTTTACCTCTTCAACCAGCTCGTTCACGTCCTCATCGAACCCGTTCAACGTCTGGACTTTTTGTACCAGTGTGGCATACTCGCCGGGAAATAGCATTTTATGCAGCAAGGCTTCTGCTCCCAGTACACCATAGGATTTCTGCAGCTCCGCATTCTTCAAATCGGGATACTTCACGCTGGACACGACCAATTTCGCCAAATATTCCGCAGAATTGGTTTCCGCCGTATACTGGCCGTTTCTCCCTTTTACCCGCTTGGTGGCTGCTTTGCGGATATCCTCATTCTCATCCTCGGTCATGCTGCGGATTACCCAAAGAACAGGCTTCCCCTCTTTATCCTTAAACCTCTGCGAGACAAGGACCTCTTCTGTCATTTCCGCCGTAACGTTCTGTGCATAGAAGGCGCTCAAATCACCCATTTAAGTCGTCCCCCTAGTTCCCGCCCGTAATGGGCTTGAATTCTTCCACAACTTCATAGTCGTTGAAGGTGAAGGGGATTTCGTCGGCCAGCATATCGTCGCTGCTGTCGTCGAACTGGGCGGCGCTGATGCTGTCGATGTTGCAGCCCTTCAGAACAACCGTTTGCCTGCCTGCGGCCGAACCGGGCTGCTCATTAACCACCTGCAGATCGAACCAGAAATCCTGGCCGGTCTTGATATAAGCGCGCATGAGCTGACGGAACTTGCTTGTGACATAGTAGACGGTCAGCGTCCCGGACCCCGACCAGCCTGCAGAGCGCTGCGGCGTATTGGTCCGGCCCAGAATCGGCACATCCACCTTATTCTTCTCGATCGTAGCCTCCAGACTCTTGGCGTAGAACAGCTCCTCTACCTTGCCTTCGAGAGTAATGAAGGCTTTTCCTTGCTTGCCGCTGATGGCATCTTTTTCCTGAAAAAATGGCATGCTCTCTCACTCCTTCCTTATTGGGAAACCGTAACATTCATATAGAGCTTCTCCATGCTGTCCACCGGCTGCACATACAACTCAGATACCACAGCATCCATATCCCCGCCGGCACTGACCGTCAGATCCGTTTGCGGATCAAAGTTTTGGATGGCCTCAATTCCTTGCAAGGACTCCAGGTACTTCACAAATTCGCTTTTCAGCAAATTGCGGCCGTCTGCATTATTGGACACCTGACCGATATAGAAGTCGGCAAAAATCTGCTTGAAGTCATTGTTGATGCTATCCAGCACCCGCAGCACCCGGTTCTTCGCGAAAGCCTTGTTTTTATCCGCTGTAAAGGAATGCAAGGTGTTGATATCCTGCTCAATAAAGACCCTGCCGTTGGCGGCGCTGATAACCAGCTCGCCGTTCTTCAAGGCGGCAACCGTCTCCGAATTGGTCAGCTTCGGCCAGGCGTCGGATGCTCCCGAGATCGCGGCATAGGTAAGAGACTCGTTAACATCGGCGGCAGCCTGCATAGCCGCAATCTCCCACAGCAGGTGGATCGGGGGCACTTGGGCGCCGCTTGTGGTCAGAATGCTGTTCTTGAGGCTGATAACCCCCTCATAGTCCGCCTCCGGATAGTTCACCACAACCGTTACAATTTTCTTGCCTTCTTCCTCACGGAGCCGCTTGGTGTAGGCAACGGCCAGCTGCTTAACCGCCGTATCACCAACAGGAATGCCCAGCACCTGGAAGTCCATGACTTCAAATGCGGCAAGCGCATCGGTGTATTCTCCCGCGCTTCCGGTGCCTTCCGTCCCGCCAACAAGAGGAGCGTTGGCAGTGGCAGTCAATGCTCCCGTACCGGAGAAGTCCACGAAGCTGTTGCCCTGAAGCTCCCCAACCGCATTCACAGTCTGACTGTCAACAGATTCGCCCTCCAGCAGCGTCTGCACATCGTATGCTCCGCTCACGTCAATATTGGCCTGAATAACAATGCTCAGATCGTTGCCTCTCAGACCGCCATGCTTGGCTGTTGCAGTCAGATTGCCTGCGGTTACAGCCGCTTTGACCGCACCCGTTCCCCCCAGGCGGTAAATCAACACTTGTCTGGCATGAGACATTGCCGCGGCAATATGCCGGATGCGGGGATCAGTGGGATGAAACCCGATGAGTGCCAAAGATTTGCTGGCAAATGTTTCTGCCTCCAGCACAATCACGCTGCCAACTGCGCCCCAAGGCAGGGGTGCGGGATAAGCGGCAACGCCGCGTTCGCCCAATGCTCCCAAAGTGCCTCCTTGGGTTTTAAAATTGATGTACGCCCCAGGGCGCACCTTGTTTTGTACCGTCCATGTTCCACCAGCCATGATTACCTCACCTTCCTATTGGAAAATTCGCTGACCAATTGGTGTACTTGATCAGGCGTATAGATTTGGTTGTCTTCCAAAATCACATGCAGCACATCTTTCTCCGCCGGCTTGAATCCTTTGGATGACAGAAATTGCTTCTTGGTAAATCCCTGGGCCTGCTGATCTGCTGCGGCCGAAATATTGCTCTTGTTCATTGAAGTCCTCCTTGCTGGTCCAGCGTCCCCATGGCCGGAGCATCCGGTGCAGGCGCATAAACCAAAACCGTATATTGGACAAAAAATGTTAAAACCCCATCCGGCATCTCAAAATACATGCCTAAGCCCTTAACCGGCTGCCCTGCAACAGTTACCTGCTGCAATACAGACGTTAATTGCTCCGCTACACCGTAGGCTTCTTCGTTTGCCGCAGCACCCGCCGGATAATAATGCACCGCCAGCGGATGGACACGGCGGAATCGTCTGCCTGACTCCTGGGTATGAGTCGGTGCCAGGAATCGCACATAAAAGCTAGGCGAGGCCGACTCCTGATTTTCCTCTCCCCGCACCGGAATGTCTGGGAATGCCGCGCCAAGCGCAGCCATCACGGCGTTGCGGACATCAAGAAACGTTACCTGCATCTCATCACTTCCCCATCTGCTTATCCATCCCGCATACTTTGCCCGGGACAGCCGGTGTACGGCTCCGGTCTGCCCGCACCGGAATTAGTTCGCCGCCTGCATGTGAGCACCCCCTAACCTTCTTGTACAATTCAGGCGGACAACGCAAAAAGGACACCTCACGGGCGTCCTCTTCTTCTGCGCATATGCCTAATTTCTTACACTACTAATATAACACGGCCTATGGCAAGCAGCCGTTCATTTATCGGTCACGTTCCGGCCATTCCAGAACTTTCAAAAGGGTTCCTTTGCAGGAACCCTTCGAGACGGTGATTATTGGTATTCTCCTCACATAGATCCTTTGCTCACGTTACCAACTGCTCAATCGGGGTATTGCCCTAACGAGTCTTTGGCACATCCCTCCGGTTTCTATAACGAAGCGTACACCCCTTCGATTAGTTCGTTTCGTTGGAGCACTAACGTGTTCAACGCAACCAACACCTCTCTGTTCACCGTCGATAATAGAATGCCCCCATGCAGTGGTTCTATGCATCCTTTTGATAAAAAATATTTAACTTCCTTCCCCATGGTTTTGCCTGGAATGATTCCGGTTCTTCACCTTCTTGGAGCCGGACAAGGGCTCAGGCGGTCCGCCTGCATCATCTTTTTGATTGCCCGCTCCTGACGGAGGATTAACCGGATTGACCTTTTGCTTGACCATCGCTGTTGCTCTCCTCTCTTAGTGGAGCGGGTTATGATCGTGGTTCATGTCGTCTTGATGCTTGCGGTCATTGGCATCCTGCTGAAGCTGTTGGGCGTTATGCGCATTGACCCCATCAGTTGCAAGACCTTTTACCACATTTTTCAGGTTCTTGTCGGGCGTTCTTTTCATAGCCACCGTTTGACACACCCCTGTCTGCTTAAGAATGGGTAAGCTGCTCCAGCGCTTGGGCGCACTCGTGAATATTGCGGATATAATCACCTATCAGCTCCTGCATTTTCCCGCTATCCTCATCAATCGTCTTGCCGTCTTTCTCCACATCAACAAGCTCAACCTTGACCTCGCGGGAATCCACATACGTACACTTGAAATCAAATTCATACATGCTGTGTCCCGCTGCCGCCACCGAGATGCGGATTGCCTTGGAATCAGACTCATCGGCGGTTACCTTCACTGAATCCGTGGAACTCATGGTTGTAGGCAAAGCACGTTGCCAGGCCGCCACCAAACGATCCTGATCCAGCTTCAATTGATCCTTATCACTCATGAAATGACACCTCCCCTTAATCTATAACGTGCGGAGAGAGCCTTCCCTTTATTCAGCCACATGCTCCCAATAGCCTTTTCCCATTCCAACACTCATGCGGTTAAGCTGCTTATTCGTGCTGATACCCATCCTGGGGTGTCAGCGGGTCATCCGGCTCAACTTCCGGGGGGATCGCTGGAATGGAGGGCGCGGAGTCCGGGTCCACAACGGGCGGTACCTGTGGAGGACTCACATCAGGTATTGAGGCAGGTGTTGGATCCGGTGTTATCTCTGGGATGGTTTTAGGGGGAATTTCTGGCAACAACTCTTCGTTTCTCATTTTGAAAACCTCCTTTTATCCTTTCTATACCCCAATGAGCTCCAATTGAAAAGCAGCCCACCGCGGCGGACTGCCTCTACAGGAACAATGAAAGATCGAAACCTCTGAGGATTGCGAAAATA